TGATCCCAGCAATGTTTAAGAGGTTTCTCTCGTTTCTCCCACATACAAATGTTCTTGCTCTTGATGTTATCCAAGAACCAGAACTCTTCTGTTATGATTTTCTTGAGTACTTTCACATTTCTATCTCCTATCTTCCCTCTACTTTTAGACACAACATAGCCATAGTAGAATGAATTGATCAATTGAGTCATGTTAATGTCATGGTTGCTAAAAATTGTCTTCACAGACAGAATCCTAAATCTTCTCTTTCCTTCAGAATCTCTTAGACGTATGCGCCTTATAGAATTAGTGTGATAATACTGCATGAGTTTTAGAGTCCTTTCTAACAAATAGCAGGAGAATCTAGACCGCAATATTTCAGGCAATCTGTCAATGTAGGTCTCTACATCCTTGTAACTCTCTTGAAGCACATTCATATATAGATATCTAATGGAGGTGACTATCTCTTCTGAATCTAACTTATTACTGAGATATAGTAAGTAAATGGTCTTGAGAGTTTCCCAATAACCATTTGGAGGCATGACATTCTTCTCTGGCAATGGAATTTCAAAATTTTGAGACAACAGAGCTTGAAGTGTGATAATATATGGTAATGCTTTTACAAAGTGGTCCAATCCATCTTCACTAATAGATGAGAAGTCAGTGACATAATATGCATCTGTTTCATACATGGATGGCCCTAATCTCCCTGTTTCATATAAGGTGGTATCTCTTTTGTCTAAGGCAAGAGAAAAGAATACATGGGATCCAGTGCACCTATAAAGCAATATGCATCTGTGATTTCTTAATATCTTAAATCCCCAGTTAGAGCCTTTGTGAGGCACTTTGTATTCATAAGACAATTCTGTACATATGTCACTAATCAAACTTGCATGCTGTGTGATAACTCTTTTCCTGAGCCAATCAAATACTTTAATGGATTCAGCATCAGAGTGAACTTCTGCCTTAGATGTCAACAAGGCGTCCATGATATCATCTTTTATGTCCTGAGGATGCATCTGGTCTGTCATTAAAGGACTGAAGATGAATTGTTTAATGTCATCAGTATTTGTATCAGGGTCAAAGGACATTTTAGAATGCTTTTCATGATTCTTGAGCTCTTGAAGAGCATCTTTCAACTTGGCACCTGGTCCTGATAATGCTATGTAGTCTAAATCAGACTGGTTAAGCTGAGGGCTCACAGTTGACCTATGTCTAAGCTCATGTTTCATAGTAGCTCTATCATTATCTAAGCATTCCTCTCTTGACTTCATTCGGATGTAAGCATACTGATTTTGATCATGCCATAGAGAAGCTTCAGATAAGGATGACCATAATTTGAAAAGAGATTCAGGAACTGTCCGATTATTGCCTAGTCTATTAACATCTCTTGAGTTATTCCAAGGCTGATCTGACATAACTGCCATAGGGAATATGGTAACTCTCTTTTGATCAGCTCTTGTACCGAAAGTCTTCATCTGTTTTTTATAACTCTCTATTGATTGAGCTAAGTGACCTGCGTGTGTTTTATCTTTATTTTGTTGTCTCTTTCGGTGTGCTTGTCTGAGACTTGATCTTACCAAATGTGCCACCCACTCATTATCTTCACTTGTCAACTCAGATGTAGCCAGTTGCTTTAGATCTGTGTTGAACTGTCTATCTTCATTTCTATTGAGATCTGACAAGGACTTCATAGCCTTCCTGATGGAAAAATGATTCTTTTCTATTTGTTCAGTATCACCTTGAAGAACTCTTCCAGTCAATGACTCTATTTTCCGCTCCAATGACAGTCCACATCGACATCTTTTGCATAACTCTTCTATTATGTTAGACTGTAATCTTGCGTTTGTTAATATTAAGGCAGGACTCACTACAAGTATGAAATAGCTAATACCATGAGGTTGGAGAACACCCTCATATGCTATCCTCTTAGAGTTATATGTTGCCAAAAGGGAGTCATGAGTCTTTGCAAGCGTGGTTGCCAATTCAAGTACTTTTCGTTCACTGACTAGGATAGCATCTGGGGTGAGATTGCTATCTATGCCTAGATCTGTTAAGGGTTGATCAGTGTCCCCCCAAGTCTTCCCAGCAACAAAGTCATGCTTCAAATGGGATGCTTTAGGATGATTAGCATCAAATTTGATTGGCCCAGACATACTAGTGTTGATTAAAAATCTCTCATCTTTCTCCCCTTCTTTTTTAGGCATTTGTTGCTCTATATCTATCTGGAATCCCTCTGCCCCCTCAGCTAGATGATAGTGTGGTGTAGATAAATCTCCCTGTTCTCCTTGAGCTAGTAGGATATCCATGAGATTGAAATCCATAATGGTATGAGTTAGTAAGACAGAAAAGTTTTGGGGTTTAAATAATAGATGAATAATTTTATGATTTTGAGATAGCAGTAATTTTACCATAGACTCTTTCAAAGACGTCTATGGTTATATAACTACTAATCACAAATTAAGAAATTATTCACTCAATCGACCAAACCCTGCTCCTTCAGAGGACTCTAAGAAGCCACTTTGATGTTGAGAGTATTGGAAATTTAGTTCTATAGCGTCAACAGCCCTAGATGGAGATAGGTAATATATGCTTTGAGAGTTAAGTGAAACTTCTATCTGAATATTAAGTCCTGTTGAGATTGTCTTTAACAGACCTGAAGATACTATTTCTGTCCATGCCACAGCACACATTTCATCTTTATCAATTGAGGATATCTTCTCCATTCTGTGCTGTGTCATTATCATGTCCATGCAGTCTGCTATTAGCACAGTTCTTAGTGTTAGTATGTCAGCCTCAGGGATGTTCTTCTCCCATAAATGCTTGTCTTTTAGGGCTGTCAGCAAAGCATCCATAAATTGCCAATAGCCTATGAAACTCAGAGACAGGTGTTCTCCTACTGAGTTTACAGCATTCAGCTCCACTCTATACTTTTCTAGCAGCTTCAGAAATTTATCCTTCAACAAGCCTGTAACTGATGGTAGTAATGCCTCAAGCTGACTAATGCTTTCTTCAAGAGCAGATTTGTCTTTTGTGATCAAATAGTCATGAGAAAATGATGATAGGGATATCTCAGCTTCAGAATATGTTTCTATTGCTCCACCTCCTGTAGAAGAATAAGAAGAAGGTATTTTCTCCTGCAGAGCTAATACAAGAATGAATCTCAACTCTGGTGGTGAAGCCAGATTTTGTGACAAATCTCTTGCCCTCTTTTCATTTAGCAGATATTCAGTCAGTGATGCTGAAAGTCCCTCTGTGTCTATCCATGTCAATATGTTAGAGAAAAAACTATTACTAAGAGGCATTGCTGATTTGAAAAGTTGCCTCCTCATCTCCTCTTCTTGGAAGGTCCAACTCACTGAGAAGAATACCTCATTGAGTCGATCCATCACTGAGTCATCTATAATCTGACTGTCAATTTCTTCACTTTCTGGTGAATCACTTGCAATTTCTTGTTCTTGTAAGAAAATCTCTTCCATGATCTCTTCTAGAGGGTCTTCAAAAGTGTATAAATCAGCAATCATTTGTTCATCAATGTCAGACTTTTCCAATCTGCTCTTCTCTTCTTGCAGTCTTTCTTTCACGATTCTATCAACTTGATCTGTAAATCTCCTAATGAGAGCTTGCTTAATCAAAAGTGACAAGGCTTTAACATCATATCTCCCATTATGAAACTGATCTCTACTCCACAACTTAGTTAGCAGAGTCCTCATACTATCCTCAGATATACCTAAGCCAGTGGCATTGATTAGAGTCTTAAATGAGGCGATAGTACCTTGCTGCCAGTGAGTGAATAGTTTGTCATCTGGGTCAATTGGAAATATAGTAGAGTCCCAATCCCGACTAGTGAAGGTGTCAGACAGTATTGTGAACTCAGGATCTCTGGAACTGGGTCGTTTGTGTCTACATGTGATCTTAAGCTTGCAATCTTGAATTTTAACTCTCCAATCATAATTCGCCATTTGATCAAATACATTAACAGTAAGGGTTCTATCTAGAATCACGCCCACAGAGTGTTTGACCACAGTCCTTGATGATTCAAACTGCCCCCTCTCATTCAAATACAAATCTCCTGATTGTCTATTCGGGATGTCTGGCAATTTCAACTTGAATTCCTGGATAAGGGACCTGATAGCTGTCGATAACTCTATCAGGTCTGTGAGTCTAGCTATTGTGACACAGGTAACAATACCTTCATCCATTTCGACCTTACAAGAGATGCCACAAACTTTGCCTATCCATGTCCCCTTCCCCCCATAGCTATGAGTTCCAGAGCTATCTTGGGAATCTTGTCTTAAAGAGAAAAATCCAACTACACCTCTCTTTAAAGATTCAATTCGAAGTATGAGATCATTCAAATCCCCTGTTACCAAAAAATCTCTCATGATCTTCAATCTTCGTGCAGATTTAGTCAGGTTGTCTGACTTCCCTGAAAGTGTGGGATTAGATTCTAGAATGGAGATGATAGATTTAATCTTGTGACCTAGTGTATAAGGAAAAGTAAGATAGCAAAAAATATGATGTCTCAGAATTTTCACATCAGTTATTTCACTTGTCAAAGGAGATCTGATTTTCAAACCAGGCCAATATATCCTAGTAAGAACAGCCTCTTTTGTGAAATCTTTAGAAGATGTGTCTTGTAGTCTCAATTTCTTTGTCCTCTTTGCTATACTTTGCAAAAAATGATAGAGTTCTAGATGATTCAATTTTGTGTATCCAACTGTTTCTTCACAGGTGTCTCTTAGAAAGGGATATTTGATTTTCATTTGACCCCACAAACTTGCGAACATAGTGGAGCTTATTTTAACAGTTTTGACTTGCCACCAGGCTCTAATGCATATGTCCAGCAGGGGGATGTCTGAAGTTAGTTCACTTCCCCAAACCAAAATTTGATTCTTATCTGTTCTCCTCAACTCTACTGTTTGGTAAAAGTAATTAGCTGTCAGAGATGTTAGATAGGTATTAAATTCTTCATAGTCACTTTGATGAGGGAATTCCATCTTGAATAGTCCTGATACATTTCTGTCATTGTAGTATTTATGGTGCTCTTCTAACAAGCTATAAAGACTATATTTAGCTGTGTCTGAGAAGTATGGCAGTGAGATGCAAGCCCTGCTAGGTACATAAGCAGATGAACTCATCATCCTTATGTTGGGTTGATAACTAGAAATGGATGATTTGACACCTGGCTGGTATAGCTTAAGGGCACATGCTAATTGACTAGAGAACCATCTTTTACTTGGTAAGTACAATTCTCTTGGATTTTTTGATACTGTGAGGAGAATATTTTCTAATGATTCTACAGAGGCTTCACTTATTAACTTATTCCATATATAGAAATTTCCAAATGCTATTCGTGTTGAATTCATGTCCCTCCTAATGCTCTTATCTATGGACCCCTCATACTCAATCAAAGCAGTTGGGCTTATCTCTTCAACATCATATGAATGTGAGGGCACATCAAATAACTTACCTGTCCTGAATATCAAAAAGTCCAACCCAGTGAGTCCTGCATTCATGTCTGTATCTAGAGGAAAATATCCTAGAGAAACCAAATGACCTGATAGGATCATTGAAAGAATAGATTTTGCTAAAATAAAGTTCCTACATCCCAAAAGCATATAATGCATATAGCCCTGACAGAGTTGTATTAAGGCACAAAGGAAAGTGGTGCCTCCAGATTCTAGAGTTTGAGTGAGAACCCCATAATATATATCTAATCGAGTCACAAATTTCTCCACTAGTGTTGTCTCTAAACAAGCTAATGCCCATCTGGCAGTTGGCTTTATCAATGCTCCATCTACATACCATTCAGAATTATATTCTATCAAATTGATACTTCCAACAGAACTCTTAGCAGGGGATTTCCAGATAGAGACATATTCAGATAGTACTTCTTTCATCTCTAGCAAGACCTCAACTAGCCCTGCTGCCTCTTTCCTTTTATCTGCTATACTTATTAGAGCTGCAGAGTCATCACTTCCCTGAATTACATCTACAACGGCACTAATCTTCATTTTGACTAGATACTCTTGAGCATAAGACTTCCAGAAATTTTGCACCACAGAATGGAGCAGAGTGCTTGTAATATGCAAGATGCCTTGCCACATGCCACTCTCGCAAGTAATTGTGTTTCTCTGCTTCACAGAAACAAAGGGTGGAGAGGCAGAATAATACCGATTCTTGAACCCTACATAAAACTCATTAGAACTTGGGGTTGTTTTGTTTTTGTCAAAATTAGCTAATACATCGATAGGAATCATTATGCGCTTTTTTGTCCAAAGATACAGAAGGCAATATGCAAATGGCTCCATATAATCTGGCAGATATCTGGCCAGAAGTAGATAAAATTTAGATGAATGATGCCTTTGACACCATTTGCTTGCATCAGCTGATTTACATATGGTATAATGGTCTCCTAACTTGATTTGTGATCTTTTTTGATGGTTATGATAAAACTCTTCCTTGTATTTAGGATAAATGATGGAATCATGAGGCAAATAGGAACAAATAACTCTAGAGAATCGTTCTAAGATGTATTGTGCCAATCTAGCTTTTATGTGTAGCACATGTATCTCCCTATCTCCCCCATGCTGATCTTTAGGGAAACAATCTGACACAAAGTAGCCCTTGCTATGGATGTTTCTTAAGCACCACACTGCAACTTCAAGGAAATTGGGATTCTTGTTGCCTGTGTCAAGGATGTACTTAGCAACTGTCTCAAAGAGTTTTAGAATGACTCTGGGCCTCTTCCCCTGCTGTGTTTGATTCTTCTCTAGCAGAGCTGATTTAAGAGCTTTATAAGATGAGTATTCTGAAGGGTCAGGGACAAAGAAATTTGGCTCCTCCTCTCTAGAGCTAGCTTTGAGAGTAGCTACTTCAATAAAAGAAGCATTTGACAGTGAGTCTAAAAGGTCTCTTTCCAACATCTCTTCAAAAGCATTCCCATAAAGCTGATTTATCTGTATTTTGTGAAAGTCTATCATATACCTCAGGAGGGCTTGATCCCAGCAATGTTTAAGAGGTTTCTCTCGTTTCTCCCACATACAAATGTTCTTGCTCTTGATGTTATCCAAGAACCAGAACTCTTCTGTTATGATTTTCTTGAGTACTTTCACATTTCTA